CTCTGCGGCATTCTCTTCTCACCCTTCGATCGGGTGGATGATCCGATTATTAGTCGTGGTTAGCGTGTTTCTCAACACTCCAGCCAGGATAATACTCGGTGTACGTCGATCGCCAAATATCGGCGACGGAGTACGTGTAGCCTACTGTTAACGCATTTCTGCGTGTCACAGTAAATCTACTTCCTTCACCTGATAGACGCCTATCCCATTTGCATGGAATAGGTGTCGACCCCCTAAGATCGTGCATAAGTTTCCGGAAAAGAAACTTATTCGCTTTCAAAGGGAGAGGCTTCACAATCAGCCTCTTGTACTTCCACAGACAGTAATTGTAAATCCCCATCTCTGGAGAATTACTATGTCTGTAGGAATCGAAACATTCATCTGAATATGGACCATCCAAACGTTGAAACGCTTGAGGGATCCATTTATTCATTTGATGAATTGTTTTCGACTCTTCTAACTCAAACCGCAGAGAAAGGAGACGTTTTAACCGATTTACATCAGTAAAAAGTTCCATCACGTTGGTAGGAGTCGTATCGAAGAATACTGGTCGAACAGGCCTGCCACGGAACCAATCTGTTCCACAACTTTCTCTAACAGGTCCAGATAAAAAGGACTTCTCAGAGTTAATTGTGAAACCAGCGATTGACAAAGCTTCAATTAAGCGCTCTGAATGTCTCTTGGCGATGATTAAATCATCACCAAAGACAGCAAAATCAGAATGCTTAACTGTGCCTTGTTCAGCTTTCAACACTCCATAAATTATGGAAGCGAAGATAGCTGATTCCAACGCAAAAGTATACCCGTTTCCCATCGATGAGATTTTCTCATAAGAGATAGTCTCACCCATAAGTTCTCCTACTGGAGAACGAATGTCGATGAGGTACGAATACCACTCCTCAGGCAATAACATCTTACATAGCTTTAGACTTATTGAGTCCGAAGCACCAGCAAGATCGATAGTAACGTATGAATCGTCACTATCAGTCAAAGACCCGAGCCGAGATAACTCTTGGTTCTTCTCTTGTGAGTCTAGATCAATACCCCACCGTTTTAATCTACGGCGGAAGTATCCATCTACTCCCAATTGAAGATACAAATTAAGAGTCGGTTCGATTGCGATTGAACGCTCAATTTTAGCGTTCTTTGGCACGAAAGTGATTCTGTTTCCAGGAACGATTTCGATTACATTGGCCCAGAACTCTTCGATGTTTAAAGGATAGTGTTTCGGAATACCGAAACGACTCCTATAATCATCTTGTAGAGCTCCGTACCAACGTTGGTCGACCTCGATCAGGAAACGGGCATACCGGTATGCGCGTCTGGTACAGGTATAAGGCCACTTTTCAAACTTATGATAGCTTGAATTGAGACCATTACACATGCCCAAGGAAGCACCCGGCCCATGACGTGACCAAAGCGTCATGACCTTGTGTCCCGGCAATCTTTCGCCGAGAAGCCTCCGCATGAATGATCTGGCGTATGTGAATACGTCAGGCACCCATGATTCCTTCCCCCACGAAAAAGCCTTATAACCAGTATGGTTATATTGTGCACATATAGCCTCGCAATCACGAAACTTTGTGATGGCGAGATCAATACGTGCTTGCTTTTCCGTAGGAAAACGGAACTTTTTCAGAAGCGCTGTGAGTAGATAACGCGCCTGGATTCCTCCAAGATCGTTATCCGTGGGAGCTATACTCTGTAAGCCCCAAACCTCTGAAAGCTCTGAATATCTAACATAATCTCTACATCTGATTATGTTAGATATTTCAGTATATTCGCTTTCGGTGAGGTACTCACGCAGGTCGCTGGTTAACCAGCCAACCACTCTCCAAGGGTAATCCTCAGGGAGTTTCGTCGCAATGCGATTTTGCATTGAGACCTTTTTGTTGGATTTCGTTCTAACTTTCATAGAACCTCCATGACGTTTATGGTCGCATTGTTCTGAAGAACCTTAATGTATTTAATATCTGGTTCCAAACCAGTATTAGTACATTAATGATGGAAATAATGAAAACCTTAGTCTTGGCTCTCATTATTTTAAACCATCAGCTGGTCATTCAGGGCGGCCATGATGTCGTCATCGTCCAACATGGCAATCACCTTTTGACGCGCAAGCAAGGCTTGAGCAGAGGTGATTCCCACAGGAAGCGAAAACCCTATCTCGACGATGACAGGTGCGGTGAGTTGTGAAACACCGTCCACACCATCGACAAGATAATCAGTTGAAAATTTCACGGTGGATTTACTCACACCTTTGAAATTTCCATTGATTTTCGGGAACGTGCGATACAGTGTCAGCGTGTTCTTCGAGCTAAGCTCGTGATCCGCGCAGATGTAAACACTACGATTCAGATATTCCTCGAATCTAGTGTAGACATGATCCACTGTAGTCTCATCGTTCGCTTCGTCCACAGCCAAAGTAATTTCGTTTGGTTGCATGGATACTCCTTTCGTACGCGATTATTAGCGGAACATTTGTTTTCCAATAATAATCAAGTCTAAGAGTTTGGCCGGATCTAACCTAAGATCAAACTTAGGGAAGAACGACCGGGTTGCTGACGGAATCCTGGATTTCTCGATGACAGTATGAATCCACTGTCGTCCAGATACATCATACACATCTTCTACTACTGTTTCTCCAGTAGCGGGTGTATATGATGAAATCCCAGAGTCCGCCATCCTTATCGATTGAGTAGTTGTTTTTGTAACAACTACCCATGAGGCTAACGTCCTCAGCCCCCCTTCGGGGGTCCAGGACGCTATTGTCTTACCTACATTGAAGAACCAATCGACAATAAACGAAAAGGGAATAATTTCCCAAAGCGTTTCTGCCAACTGGTCAAATCCCCACAAATTTAATGTGGTGACCAATTCAATGTCGGTAAGGATACCCGCTCTAACATCTACTTGACAAGTGGAGTCCCGTTCCCAATCTATCCAACGATGGTTAGATTTGGTTTCGGTCCACGAGTCGGAATCAGATGCAGAGGCTGACTCGTACCCTCTAAATGTACGTCTACCCATTTTAGTGTCACCTTTAATGGTGTCTAAAATGTCGTTGACGTCATAAATGAGGGGACGAATTGAGTATCTCAATTCCATCCATCTTTGTGCTAATTCTTTGTTCGAGAGTTCTTTACCAAGTTCTTTGAATCGCAACTTCTTTGCGGCTCTAAGAATCTTGAGAAGCCTCGTAAAGATATAGCACATGGATCGAATTGTTTCCCTACCTTCAGCGAGCATCATCAAAGCCTGCGCAGAACTTGAGTCAACATTGGCCCAAGCTTCTGTACTAGCTTTAGATATTAACGATGCTTCATCGACGGTAGGCGGTGCCAGCAAATCGCTCGTAGTTAAATACGAGAGAGAGCAGACACCCGTGATAACGTCCCCCGATCTTCGGTTTTTGTCTGGATTACAACTCGTGTCCCAAACATCCTTCAGGAAAGTGTTCTGATATCCTGATGAGATGTGTGAGTCAATTGTTGTAGTCGAATCCATGGGATTGTTAACGACAACCCCCTTGGCAGACTTGACCGAATACTGAGGAGTTACAACATCGTGCATAACCTTACTGGTATAAGTACCTTCGTACTGATTCCAGTCCGCTTCAGTTGTAGTTGAAGCGTAAGGGTTAGCGCACGTCCCTGCATAGGTTGTCTTACTAATAGTAGACAATTTTAGCAGGTCATCGTAACTCTGTGAACGTTCACGCATAGATATCCCTCCTTTCTAGAGGCATATCTACGGGGCGAGAGTATACTACTGCCTCAAGCAGTATATCCCGTACCTCTTCTGTTAACCATTACGCTTCAAATCGTAATCGTATAACAGCATTGAAACTCTCATTAAGGAACATTCCTTAACTTTCCCGCGGAA